CATCTGCGGTATCTATAGTATAATCTGTATTAAGTTTTTTAACTGCGGCCATTTTAATTTATTCCAGTTTCTATTATTTATCTTCTAAGTAAGAACTCAAAAAAATAGCACCCGGAGGTGCTAATTTAATACTAAGTTTTAAATTAGTTAGTTAATGCAACCGATACATTTTCAACTGCTGTGTCGGCCCATGCTACCTTGGCGTCTTCGGCAAACTGTACCCCAGTTCCAGGAAGAACAACTGCTGTACGATTTGTTAATTTTTTAACAAAGTAAGTGCCGCCTGCTGAGTCAGTAGCAGTAATACGCAGTTGGCCTTCAACTGGTTCACTGGTAACTAACAAGCACTCACTAGTGCCTTGTGCTGTTGTTACATTATAGATTTTGCTACCTTTTTGTGAGTTGATGTCACCAATAACTGCCGATGACCCACCCGTAACAAATGCCAAAATTGCAATTGCATTTGATGTAGTAGTTGATAATACACCTGTTAGTGTTAGGTTACCTTGTGTGCCAGTGCCGGCTGTAATTGTTAGTGCTGATGTATAGCCACTACCTCCGTCGACAACTATTACACCGTCAATAACACCTGCTGTTTCTGTGATTGTAGCAACTGCTTGTACACCACCCGGTAAGTTTGGTGCTGAAATTGTTAGTGCATCTACATTTGTGTAACCTGTTGAGTTATTAGTACCACCGAGCGTCACTGATACTAACCCTTCGCCACCAATACCTAGTGTGTTACGGTTACCAATGAATAACTTTTTAATAGGACGTCCCATTTGTTTTATCTCCTTATTAAATGGCGTTCTAGGCCTACGCGGTGGGTACCGCATAAACTCTCTCGCGAGTGAACTAAAAGTATTTATCGTCTTTAAGATATTTTGTCCAAAAAAAAGCACCCCTAAAGGTGCTTTTTAATTTCTTTACTATACCAATAAATCGATCTATTGGAATGTTAAGTTTGAGATAGCTACTTCTTCTAAGTAATCAGCCGCATTACCAAGAGATGATGCTGTGTTTGATAATTCAACATAGCCATATCTTGTCATAAAGCCAACTACTGGTTCGAAAGTAGTCGGATCAAGCACAACGCCACTGCTCATTAATGGTACGTATGGGCAATAGAACGCGGCTGCATCAGCTTCTGATGAACCTTTGTAACCAACTAATACTGGTGTACCGTCTGCCGCATAACCATCAACATAAATTCTCATAGCACTGTTTAATGTACCAACGAATTTAGTGTTTGTAGGTGCTTCAAATGTACCTTCTGTAGTACGAGCAAAAGCTGAAGTAGTAGCAGATTGTAGTACAGTTAAAGCCGCAGGAGATACAACAGCCCAGTTACCAGCGCCTCTACGTGTACGTTGAGCGATTAAGTTTGCCGCACGGTTGATTGTAACCGCTAATGCCGCATGCTCGTCACCTACGAATGTAGCTGTACCAGATACTGTTGCTTGGTTGTATGTATAAGTTTGACCAGATAAACTTCTTAATGAAGCAAGAACTTCTTGATCAATTTCAACTGTAATTTCTTGAGCTAGTGCCGCCATGATTTCAGCTTCTACGTCTAGACCGTGCATTGCTTGAGCGTCTTGAGCCGCTTCAAAAGTCCAACGTGCTGATAACTTACGTGTTTTAGCTTCAACAGTTTGTTTAAGAATCTGAACATTGATTCTACGACCTGCTTGGCCTTCAAGTGCTGATGTTGTAGCACCTAATCCAGCAGTTCCATCTCCAGAGTAAGCAACGCCTACTTTGAATGGTGATAGAGCTTCATCACCGGCTGTTACGTCGTTTGCTGTACCTGTTGCATTGTTTGTATCAGCATATCGTACACGTAATGTATGGATCTGAGCAACTGGGCCAGTCATTGGTTGTACACCAACAATTTCGTTAGCGATAACTGTTGGCATTACTCGACGAATTACAGGAAGAATAACTCTATTTAATGTAGCAACGTTACTTGAACTAGTTGCGCCACTTGTAGCGTTTTCTTGCAAGTGTTTCTTTGTGTTTTCTAAAATTACTGCCATTGTGGTTCTACGTGAACCTTGTAAGCCTTCTAACAGGGCGTCCTTGGTTTCGTTCCAACGGCCTTCTAATAGTTGGGTTGTCATTTCTTTGTTTTCCTTTAAAAAAAATTAATACTATTTTAGCCCTGCTAAACGTCGAATCTCTACAACATTGTTGTGCGATTCATCGTTGGCTTTAGCAGATTTATCACCAGACATTTCTACACGAGCTTCAGCTAACACGGGCCTTTCAGCTTTTGGTTTGCTAGAGTTGTTTAGTACTGCTGGCAGATACTTTTCATATGCATTCTGAAGACGTTCAGTTTGCACACCTTCGAGCAAGCTAGACATTACATCAGCTTTCTCTTTGTTTAGAGGTTTCAATAATTCTTCAAGTTTTGCTTTGCGAGCTACACTTTCAGTTATCATTTTAACTTCACGATTCTTACTTTCAACTAGAGCTTCTTTTTCTTCGATTGCTTTTTGACTTTCAGCTATGATTGATTCTTTCTTTTCAATTATTGCTTGAAGTTTAGCAAGTTCAGTGTTCTCATTTAAATGAGTGACAGCAAACTCGTTTGCAAACGCTTCAAAGATACGACGGCCAAACATGTTCTCACGAGCATTTTGGATGTCTTCTTTTAGTTGAGCTAATTCTGAGCCTAGATTGTCTGTTACTGATTCTTTAACAAGTTTAGCCGAACGTTTAACAAAAGCTGACTGTAGTTCTGCTAGTTTTGATTTAGCTTCTGCTACTAATTTTACTTTAGTTTCAACGACTGCTTTCTTGTCTTGGTCAAACTCTTTGATCTCTTCGGCTAAGGCATGGATAACAAATTTCTCTAACTTAGCAATAGCTTCGTTTTGAGTTTTGCGATCTGATCTTAGTTCGTTGATTTCTTCTGCAAGTTTAGTAACTAGGAAGTTATTAAACTTACCTGCAGATTCAATCATGTGAGTTTTAAATTTCACGCGATCTTCTGCAAGAGCCTGTTTCTCTTCGGCAAACTCTTTGAGTTCAGCGGTGAGACTTTCAGTAACCATTTTGTCTAGAGCTTCAACCATTACATTTTTGTCATGATCGTAGCGACCAGCAAACTCTTCACGCAATTCAGCACGAATAGTTTCTCTGGCTTCATTAATTTGTAATTCCCAAGCTTCATTTAAAGCAGTTTGAGTTTCTTCATTAATGATGCCACTATCTAACAATGGTTTGATAGCGTCTAACATTGTGATCTCCTATTTAATTTTCAAATCTTTGATAAGACTAGTTACAGCCTGTTTCAAATATTTTTGTACCCTTTGATCTGCACTGGCTTCACGTGCCATTTCGAATACCTTTTGCCCACCTTTCATATTCATCAGTCCTTCGTAAATCGCTGTTGGATATGCATTAGGGGCACTAGGTTGTGCAACTACATCGACAGTGACTATTTCAAAGTCACTTACTTTGCCGTCTCCCTCGCTCACGTTTCCGCTACCACGAGATGAAACACCAAGTTTTACTCCTGATTCCAACATGGTTTCAACTAACTGACCCATTGGAGTAGGAAGAATCTTTAATTTACCAAAGCCATTAGGCCCATCCATCCACATATCAGTGATCATATGTGATACACGGTCTAAATTAATTTTCAAATCATCTGGATGATCTACTTCGCCTAAGACGCTATAGCCACTTTTGATTTGTTCATTTAATGTAGAAACGGCCGTTTCAATCTCAGTCACAGGATATACACGTTCGTTGTGATTTTTAACGCCACCTTGAATGAATACTCCCTTCATGTAAAGACTCTTACCTTTGCCGTCAGCGTGAGCTTCGGATAAAATTTCCATCCTTGCCGCGTCAAATGTTAAGTGCTCTTTAAGATATAAAGCCATTATTGTTTCCTAATTATTTTCCTACTGGCGATTTTGTATCAGTGCCAGAAGCTTGTGTATTAACTGCTGTTTCTTTTTTATCAAATGCTTTACCTGCTTTAGCACCTGGTTTGTTTAACGGATCATTAACTAACTGACCTTTTGGTTTTGGAGCAGTAGCTGGTTTAGCACCATCTTGATCTACATTTCCGCCTGCTGACATATCAACTGGTTTACCACCCATATTGTTTTTACCAGCAACTGGTGATTTAGTTTGTGCACCTTGTTCAGTTTTTGGAGGAGCTGGAACTTTTTCTACGTATTCACGTACAATTTCTTCGCCTTCTTCAACTGCTTCTTCTTCAGACTCTGTAGCTTCTGCCATTGGCATTTCTTCTTCACTTGGTACTTCCATTCCTACCATTTCTTCACCCGGTACTTCTTCACCTGGTACTTCTTCAGCCTCGCCGCCCATTAATGCGTCAAATTCTGCTTTAAGCTCGTCAAGTGCATCTTCAAGATCAACAACGCGGTCTTCAATTTCTTCTTCTGCTGGTGCTTCTTCAGCGTCAACATCCATGTCCATAGATACTTCATCGTCTTCTTCTTCGTCGTGTTCTTCTTCTGAAATGCCTTGTTCGTCAACGTTGATTTCGTCTACTAGATCGCTAACTTCATCAGTAGCAACTTCAGATAAATCTGCGTCGTCGATTAAATTTTCGTATATATCGCGTGATTTTTCAACAACGATAGTGTGAAATAATTCACGGGCTTCGTCATTCTGATCGTTGATAATGTGCTCAATTAGTTGTTCGTACTTGTTCATTCTGGTGAACTCCTTTTAAAAATAAAAATAGATCAAATATTGATTCGTGTATTCGTTATGTTATGTATTTAACGAATTGTTTGGATTTTGTGGTTAAATGCGTTGTTTTTGATTGTTTTTGGCGGATAATTACAGAGATGTCATGTCAGCAACTGGTGCTTTGTA